CAGGAAATTAAACGATTTCTAACTGTTCCTTTAAGATTAAAAATTTTACGAGAATGTTTGTTGTATTTATTCTTCAAAATGGCCCATGATACGACAGACATAACGGTAGACAAGTCAACCGTACATTCTAGCGATGGAACGAGCAAGGCAGTCTATACAGTAACAGTATATAACTGAACAAAAAAGCACCTAACGGGAGTCAGGCGCTTATCAAAATATTCACTTACAGTATAACACAGAAAGAAAGGAAAATCCATGCCTAAAGCAGAAATCACTTACAAGTCAGTAGGAATTAACGAAAAAGCGACTCATGGAGATTATACACATCTTTGCCAGATGTGGGAAGGTCTCACAGTTGGAACTGCAAAAATCTGGGCCACTGAGATGCGAGAGCATCCTGATTTTAAGCAATTCATTGATAATCCAACACATAAGATTGTCTTTATCAACTACGAAGGATTTCGATTGTTTGTCAAATGGAAAAGTCGGAATCGCTATCGTGCTAAAAAAGAAACACTTGCAGAGATGCTAGAAAATCTTAAAAAAGAAAAACAATTGGGAGTTTAAAGATGAACCTACTAGCAAGAATTAAAAACAATTTTCAGAAGAGGTCGAAGAAACGAATCTCGACTGGAAAGTAGTCACTTTAGACTTAAACCAATCGTTGATTGAGACACAAGAAAAACTTCAAAAAGCGAATTAAGAAATCGCAGATTTGAAGAAAACAGTTGAAATTTTAAAGGAGAAACAAAAGGAGAAACAAAATGATTGAACCAACTTTTACAAGCCAGCTATTAGGCGCTGGCTCAATTGCAGTCAGCTTTTTCATCGCTGGCTTCATCACTTGCTTGATTGATGTCAAACGACAAGAAAAGAAGAAACGGCAGCAAGCGAAGATTCAGGAGATTCTCGACTTGCAAGAGGAATACACCCGAGAAGTGAAAGCGAGTGTCTGGGAAGATCTAGCAAGCGCCCGCAAGCAATCAATTTCAGATAACGATTGGAGCGCGAGCAATGTTTGGTAGAAAGGCAAAACGGATCAAAGATCTTGAACGGATGTTAGCCCTAGCTAATAACACCATAAAGTTTCAGACAGTAATACTAAAGGAAACATTGGACCGTGAACATAGATTGATCGAACAACTAAAGGAGAACACGAAAAATGGATAAAGGAATTCAAGAAGTACGCTACCCACGGGTACGTTTACCGAAAGAGCTATATGATCAAGTAGCTTATATTGCTAACGAGTGTGACATGACGATGAGTAATGTTATTGCTCAATTAACGGAATTTGCTTTTAAGTACGTTGAAATCGAAGAGGAACAAGTCCTAGTCAAGAAACTATTTATTGGAGGCAAACATGGTAACAATCAATAAGCTCGAGATCGAGAACGTAAAACGCGTTAAAGCGGTCAAGATCGAGCCGTCAGCGAAGGGGCTGACAATCGTCGGGGGAAACAACAACCAAGGCAAAACCAGCGTATTAGACGCGATAGCGTGGGCCTTGGGTGGCAATAAATACAAACCCTCACAGGCACAGCGCGAGGGATCGACGATTCCCCCAAGCCTTAAAATCACGCTATCGAATGGCCTTATCGTCGAACGCAAGGGCAAGAATAGCGATCTAAAAGTTATTGACCCGAGCGGAAACAAAGCCGGCCAGAAATTGCTTGATAGCTTCGTTGAAGAGCTGGCCCTTGATCTCCCCAAGTTTATGGAGATGAACGATAAAGAAAAAGCGTCAACGCTTCTTCAAATTATCGGGGTCGGAGATCAGCTTGTCCAACTTGAAATGGAAGAAAAGACCAAGTACCAAGAGCGTCACGCGATCGGCGTCATTGCGGACCAAAAGGAAAAGTTTGCGAAAGAGCAGCCGTACTATCCGGACGCACCGAAGGAGCTCGTTTCGATTGCCGATCTGATTCAGCAACAGCAAGAGATCCTCGGACGCAATGGCGAAAATGCCCGCAAGCGTCAGAATCTCGCGAAAATCGAAAACGATTATCAAAATGCACTTGCGAACGCCCAACGCTTGGAAGCTATGCTCAAGGAAGCGCAAGAAAAAGAGCAAGCACTCGCGCAAGACTTGGATATTGCTCGCAAAGATACGCAAGATCTGATCGACGAATCGACGCAAGAAATCGAAGAAAGTATCGCGAACATTGAGCAGATCAACCTCAAAGTACGGGCGAATCTTGACAAAGACAAGGCAGAAGAGGACGCAAAAGGCTATCGCGAACAGTATCGCGAGTTAGATCTGGTTATCGAGGGTATTCGCAAGCAAAAACGCGACTTACTCACTAACGCGGACTTACCGCTTCCGGGCTTATCCGTGGAAGATGGAGAGCTCTTATACTTAGGTCAACGCTGGGACAATATGTCCGGCTCGCAACAATTGCAAGTGGCGACGGCTATCGTTCGCAAGCTCAAGCCAGAGTGTGGCTTCGTGCTTATTGACAAGCTCGAACAGATGGACCAAGTGACATTAATGGAGTTTGGGGCTTGGTTGGAGCAAGAGGGCTTGCAAGCTATCGCGACTCGCGTTTCAACTGGTGGCGAGTGCTCGGTTATCATCGAGGACGGGTACAGTGTTAAACCCGATAGTTTTGAAAATGCGCTTCAAAACGGAGCAATGAATGGCGCACTAAACACAATCGCGCCAACTTGGCAAAATGGCTTTTAAAAACAGAAAGAAGGAAAAATCATGAAAAAAACAGAGAAATTTATCGTATTGCGTGACAAAAACACTGGTGACTATATCCAAAATTACAAAAACAATGAGGGCGCGTTTACATTTTCAGCACGTTTGACAAGTGAAATTCAAGACGCTGCAACTAATTTGATCGATTCACTCGAATTCATTGAAAATGACGGTCAAGACTTAAAAGCACTCGCGCAAGGTTTGGGGTGTGAGATCTTAGTCGTAGAAGCAGAATACACACTCAAGACCCTCGACGGAGAAGAACCGAAAGATCTGACCGATGAGATCGAAATTGCAAAACGCAAACACTTTGAAAACTTTCTTCGTGGGCTTTTAGGCGACAACGATGAGGAGGACTAAAAAATGCAAATTACAAGAGGAAGAAAGGCACGGGCTCAGAAAGTCGTGATCTATGGCCCGGAAGGGATCGGAAAGTCTAGCTTTGCGAGTCAATTTCCGGATCCAGTATTCATTGATACCGAGGGATCAACCGATAATATGGACGTGGCCCGTATGGATAAGCCCACAAGCTGGGCAATGCTCAAAAATGAAATCTCGTTCATTAAGGCGAACCCGGGCGCGTGTAAGACACTAGTCATTGATACGATCGACTGGGCCGAACAGCTCGCGGTCGATTATGTATGCTCGCAACACCAGAAAAACGGAATTGAAGATTTTGGCTGGGGCAAGGGATATACATACGTTCAAGAGGAGATCGGGCGTCTATTAAATAGCTTGTCCGAATTAGTGGACAACGGGATCAATGTCATTTTGACAGCCCACGCACAAATTAAAAAATTTGAACAGCCGGACGAGATGGGATCTTATGACCGATACGAGTTAAAGCTCGGACAAAAGACCAGCTCAAAAACGGCTCCACTGGTCAAGGAATGGGCCGATATGGTGCTCTTTGCGAATTATAAGACAATCGTCATGACCACAGACACGGGCAAAAAGAAAGCCCAAGGGGGCGAACGTGTCATGTATACGAACCACCGCCCAGCATGGGACGCAAAAAACCGTCACGGCTTACCGGATCAGCTCCCGTTTACGTTTGAAAGTGTGGCCCATATCTTCAACGCACCGGCTCCCGTACCAACTGAAACGCCGGCACCGGCACCAGCTCAACAACCAGAGCCACAACCACAACCGGCACCCGAGCCACCGCACCAAAGCATTAACGAGCAATTACAAGAGGTTGCTCAAGAGGTGACCCAAGAAATGGGACGAGCTCCACAAGCTGGACTCTTGCCGAAAGCGTTGACCGACTTAATGGCGCCGAATAACGTAACTGAGAACGAGTTGCAAGAGGTCGCTTATATCCGTGGACACTTCCCGATGGGGACACCGATCGAAAACTTCCCGGCGAATTACTGGGATATGATCGTGGCGAATTGGGACGCGACGCTGGACATCATTCAAAACCAAGTCCGGAAAGACCCAGAATTCCCCTTCACGGTATAGATTTTGGGAATTAGATATCATAGCAAAATATAACAAGGAGTATCTATGAAAGATAAAACTATTAAAATCGATTTGTCGAAAATTGCAAATACAGCCTTACAAGAAAAGGTTGACAAAGAACTTGAAAAAGTCCTTGAGAATATTCTGGACCTCAATACAGAGGCTAAAACAACCCGTAAGGTCACGATCACACTAACGATGTCAACTGACGATGAGCGAACTGTTGTAAATACAGGTATTGAAGTTAAATCCACTTTGGCACCGCAGAAAGGTGTCGCAACAACTGTTATTGTCGGTCGCGACGACAATGGTAAAATTCACGCTAACGAGCTCAAAAGTGGTATTCCGGGTCAAACTTACTTTGATGATAACGGAGACATGAGAACCGACACTGGCGAACTCATCGAAAAGATTGAAAAACAAAGTACAAATATCATTGATTACAACAAAAAGAAAACAGGTAACTAACCATGACAGAAAATCTCAAAGAAGCATTATCTTACACAGTCGAACTAGCGGGTAAAGAAAACAAAATCATTCGCTCAGGAACTGGGAAGGAATATTTTGATGGCAATAAATATAGCTTACAGGAACTTAACCCTCGTAAGTACGCACCTGTCCTTGAGCTTCAGACACTCAAAAGTCTTGTCGATTATCTCAAATCAGATAATGACTTAATCGGTAGTCGTAAACTTGTAGTTGTCGTGGACAGTTTTCGAGAAGTATCCGTGTATGATCAAGTTGATTTTGAAAATGGCAAACGTCCTCAGCTTGTATCTATAAGAGCAT